TGTCCTGTGTATACTTAAATACCTCACGTTCGGTTTCTATGGTATGATAGGCCCATGCCATAATCATAGCGAGAATTTCTGTCTTAGCTCCAATATGAGCAGCCAACTTGAAACCCGGTTTAGAGAACTCTCTGGCATCGATAGACTTATGCTTGCGTACACAGGCTGTGTCTACGACCTTATTAAGCTCTCCTATAAGCTCCTGCTCCTCGGCAGTATACCCCCGAAAGCTTCTAAGAGCCGTAGCGAAAGTCATGATCTCTGTATAGCCTATTCCGCATACTTGTATCTCAGTTGGGTCTATTACTTTGCGCTTCCTAGCCATTATGCGGCTCCTTTTAATTGCTGGGTGTAATAGTTGTTCATGTAACCGTAGATACTTCTAAGCATGAGACAATCTCTTAATATAGAGACTGTCTGTGTCTCTGTGGGAACGATATCTGTTTCAAGAATGAAATGGTTAATGATGTTCTTCGCTTGGTAGTTATCCTGTTTCTTGTAACGGATAAACCACGAAGCATCCATGTTAGTCTCGGCCCACTTGCTGAAGGCTTCCTTAACAGCCTCCACGGATTCATCCATCCCAGTTCGTGCTTCTGGGATCCTAGAAACGGAATCCTCCGTGGAGGGAGCGATGTCTTCGCTCTTTACTTCTTCAACTTCTTCAGAAGCTTCGGCAGGAACTTCACAGCCAGAAAGATCGGAAGAATTAACAGAAGCTGTAAGCCCACTGTCGAGAGTATCCGAATTACTGTCGGTGTTCCCAATGCCAGACATATCAACAGAATCACTACAAATAATGTCCAATCCTCTTTCGTCATTTGAATTTTCCTTCTTAGTCAAAGATTCAGCCATACGCTTGGTAATCTTGATGATCTTATGTTCCTTCATAATTTCTTCAAGCATTCCACGAGCTACAGCAGACTTAGGCATAGATACAAGGCCACTTACATTTCCGTTATCGCAACGAAGCTTAGACTGGATCCCATCGATGGAATCCGCACGAACCACACGACCAGTTTCAGGATGCTCAAAGACATAACCATCTTCAATCAGTGTGGCAAGAATGTGCTTCTTTACTTCAGAGCGTTCAAGCTTAGCACGGTCATGATACTTCATCGTAGAATGACTCCCATTAATGTTACGAACATATTTGGCTGTCTGTCTCTTAGTCTTACCATCTTCCTTAACCTCTTTTCTTCCGGTATAGTAAGAAGTCTTGACCTTGAGGACAGGATTTACTAAAGTGGGATCGTTGTACCAATCTTCTGCTTCATTGATCTCCATGACAGGGAGATCAGCCATAAGCTTATGGTACTTGGTGTTTACGAGCTTCTTGGTAATGAGCTCAACCCAGAGAGTCTTTGCGTCTTCAAGAGAGACAAATTCCTTGCAGGTTCCACAAGCTGCAAACACGCATTCAGCCATCCAACGGATCTTAACGATAGCACGATCAAGTGCAAGCTTGTCAGCTGTATTAGCCTTGGCTATGGCTAATTCCTTGTAGATCATAATGAGATATCCCATGATATTGATCTTGATATTAACTGGGATATTGCAGATAGTACGATCGGTGTATTCAAGAATCATATCTGCTGAAGTCTTGAACGAGAGAAATTTTTCTAAACTTATCATTGAGATCTTTCCTTTTCCCTAGTGCGACCCCATCGTGCTAGGGAATTTTTATTGTGAAACAAAATAAACTCCATATGGTCTGGCCACCATATGGAGTAATCACGTATCACTACGTTATTTTTAATTTCTGCCTAGAGTCTAACCGGGGCCAGCTAGTCGGACTCTCTGTCATTGATAAGTTCAAACCATAGGATAATGGCTCGTACCCTCAACGTCTATCATTTATAAGTTATGTTTTTCGGGTCAGTTTCAGCAAAAATTTGGGCCATGAAGAGGCATATCCTACAGTCATGGCCCAAATGTACTTTGAAACAGACACAAGAATACAGTAAAGCGATTACTATATTCGGATAACCGGACGGGATTCCGGCTACCGATGAATAGTTCAGATTTTAGGCATTAGTCTTCTTCAACTCCAAGTACTTGGAATATCTTTCGCGTTGTGATAGAGGCTTAAGTGTATCGTAGACTTCTGGTGTTAATGACCCGGTTGTAGAACACCTACCATCTGGCGTAATCATGTTAAGACAATGTTGTCTGCGGACTCTGAAGTAAGCTTTCTTATTATCGCATAGTCTGACACCGTACTTAGCGAAGGCTCGGTCAACATAACCTCTATTATCATTGTTGGTCTTTCTATCGCACCATCGGAGGTTACTAGGACGATTGTCTGTGCTGTCTCGATTAACGTGATCTACCTCTGGTAAACTATTTGGATTTGGATGAAATGCTAAGGCTATAAGACGATGAACTTTTATGACTGTCTTCTTCTCATTAATGGATAACGTGATACCCTTGTAGCCTCTTCCATCGTTAAAGCCGAAAGTTCTAACCAGCGGTTGCTTTGAGTACTGTCTAGCTCTACTTAGAAATTCTACACTCCCATCTTCATAGCAATAAATAATCCTGTCACCGATCTTCACGGTTCTCTGTTCCATTGTAGACTCCTTTTTTTTTCTATTCAACATCAAGTTAATTTCATTAGAACATAGACTCGTTAAGGATCTCTCCGATTGGGTTTCTTTGGGTCAACTTGCTCCCGTCCCAGCAAACACAAGGGTTCTCGTGAAGTTACCCGAGTCTCTCTATCTCTTTAATTTTAATATTTTTATAACAGAGTTTTAGGGTGATTTTGCTGGTGTCCTTGATTTTACTGAGACGAGAGAGACAGGTACTTCAGGTTCCAACAACTACATAGACTCCCGTAGACTGAGCTGAGAGACCTCTCCACTTTTTCTCTCTGTTTAAAATAAAAACAATAAATAAAGAAAACTATAAATTGGAATCAAGGAGAATCATTATGAAGGACATTATAGAACTGCTAGAATCCCTCTCATCCAAATACAAATTCGATGAAGAAGATAACAAGAAGTGCAGAGAACTCATTTACAAGCTGGAGAATGGTGATCAGGAGATCACAATCATTGACGAGAATGTGAAATATCCTGACCCGGATGAACTAGAAGGAGAAGAAGATAATGGCGATGACTAAAGAAGAACAGGCAGAACACCTTAAGAAATGTCGTGAGCTGTCAGCAGCCAAACGAAAGGAAGATAAAGCCAAAGCATTAGGTTACGAAGATGCCAATCATACTACTCGTATTCTAGATGAAGACGATCCCCTCCAGCGCGTGGAGGCGATATCTTCCAAGTTGGATAAGCTGATTGAGGTTATGACCGAGATCCGTGATAAGCTTCCCAACAAGATGAACACAGATTTTCTGAAGTAAAATTCAGATCAATTCCGTCTACTGAAGACGATAAAGACAGGTAGGTACAATATGGGCAGAATCTCGCCAGAAGGCATTGAAGCCATTAAGAGAGCTAACGCAGCTAGAGGATTTGGAGTCAAGGGTAGTGCAATCTCCCAGAAGTCTATAGCCACTCGAAGAGCTAAGGCTCCTAGGCACATTACAAGTGAAGCCAAGAGAGCAGCAGGACTTGCTGCATCCAAGATGGTAGCACAGAGAGCTAACGATAGGATGGTCATGCGTCTTAAGTACATCATGGCCAATCTCCCTGCCCCGGTATTCACGTATAGACAGAGCGGAGCTGTAGATTACACGTATCCAATTAGGGTAGGCTTAACCAGAGGCAAGACCTTATCTGTAAGCGATCGTGTCGAGCTCACTATGTCTATTCTTACGGTTACCGCCAATAACGGAGGTGCTCCTTCGAGTGCTCCGGCACTGTTTACACGGAGGATTAAAGAATTCTTGCCAGACGGGATAGCTCCAAGTGACGATCTATTCTACCATAAAGAAAAGATCAAGAGCGAAGAAGTAAAGAAGACACTGGAAGAATACTACATCTGGGTTGAAGACTACATGGCTAAGTGCGAGAGAAAGCTAGCCGGAATGTATCTTCAGAGCGTCGGAGGAAAGAACAGCCCATACTTAGAGGTACTCCAAAGACGCTTCAGGGAGAGATGGGCTTTGAATCCGTGTTGTGGAACTTCCATCAAGGCATCACTCAAGCAAGAGAAGACCCCAGACGAAGAGAATGACGAGAATATAGGCAGTGTGACGTTCAACTTCGAAGTCGTGACAGGAGGAGACAGCCAAGCCAAAGGAGATTCCTAATGAGAGATCTCAACATTGGCATGAAGCTCTCCAGAGGCCAATATGAATTCATGAGGAGATGTAACGACAAGCTCGTAATCATGAGTACGTCCATCTCCTATGGAAAATCCTTCGTATCGGCTCTCTGGATTATATCCGAGCTTCTGAAAGGACATAAGATTCTTGCAGCTGCCCAGACTCATGGTGCATTACGTAAGGTTCTATTTGACCATGTCTTCAACATCTGCTCCAAGTATAAGATTCCCTATAAGAGAAACAAAGAAGATAGATCCATCCGAATTGGAAAGGGTTTATGTCTAGGGTTCTCTGGGGAAAGTCCTGATGAATGCTTGGGTGTGACCAATGCTCATGGGTTCATCATAGACGAAGCGGCAAGATGCCCTCATCAGCTATATAAGAATCTAGCTGAAAGATGCCGTGGTGAAGGAGTAGATGTTCCTCATCATAGACTCATCTCCTCACCGTTAGCTGGAGAACCTGCTGCAGAATGGTTCCTCGAACTGAAGCAGAAGTATCCAGAGTGTGTCATTCATGGATCTCTCTATGAAGCTTTAGAAGCCAAGTTCGTTACCGAAGAATTTGTGAGATCAATGGAAGAAGTGTATCCACCAGGTACACAGATTTACGACCAACAGGTTCTAGGCTTAGATGTATCCTCCGACTATCTCAACGCAGTTGTCAAGGACACAGACTTCTCTGTGGATGCAACCAGATTGTCTCTGGGATCCACTCCGTTCTACTATGGAATGGACTTTGCTCTTGCAGGAAGAGACTTAACCTGTGGATACGTGATTAACGACACCGGGATTATAGAAGAATACACTGAAGCGGTATCAGACACTACCACCCATACCGAAATGGTACAGAGAGCCTACGACAAGTATAAGTACATTGACGGATACGCTCTTGACGGCTCAGGCGGCTTCTCTCAAGGATGTTACGACAATTTCAAGCACAGGCCATACATGAATGTTCAGCAAGTCTCGTTTGCGGAATCGCCCCATAAGGCAGCCGTATATCGAAACATCAGAGCGGAAATGTATATGGAGCTTGGACAAGCCATTAAGGAAGGGTTCTACATTGACAAGGAGAAGTATCCCAAGCTTGTAGAAGAGCTTAGGAATACGAGGTTCTTTATTGATGACAAGGGCTTCATCCGAATCATTCCGAAGGAAGACATTAAGAAAGCTATTGGCAGATCGCCAGACCACTCAGACGCTTTGGCTCTTGCACTCTACGCTAAGAACCACATGAAGGGAAACGTAGACGTGAAGATAGTAGCCAACAGGTATCTGAGGGCTATGGGATACTGAAATAATCCTCATACCCTGACGGTATGAGGATATTCTTTCCACAATGTTTTCTCAACTAAGGTTTCAACGAGATATAGAATTCAGGGCAGAAACAGGAATAAGATCCTTAGAGATCTGATGCAAACTACAAATTGATATGAAACAATCTCACATGAGGTAAATCATGGACGGACAGAATCCTATTGAAAGAGAAATGGAAGAAGCCATTGTAGACCGTGAAACGGCTGCGGAAGCTCCGAACGTGGAAGCCACGCTCAGAATTCCGAAGCTCAGTGACGAAGAAGTGATAGAAAATGCGTGTGAATTTCTTAAGGCCTCCTCTGAATACTACAAGCCGATGGTAGACCGTAAGGACAGGGATATGGACATGTTCTCTGGTAACTTCTGGGACGATGACACCCTGAAGCAATGGCATCGAGTCAAGAGGTCTCACGAGAACTTCAACCTTTGGCGAGTATTCTCCAATGCCATTGTCTCCCCGTTCTCCGCATCCTCTTGGCACACAGAGCTTGAAGACAAGTCTACGAAGGAATTTGAAGACATTCAGGAATCGATCAACAAGTTCGAAACAGACAATGACAACAAGTGTACATCCCTCTCATGTCTTCACACAGCCACAGTAGGTGGTGTAGGAGCGATGGTATTCTCGATTATTGACAAATCCGAGGGTGATCAAGAGCTTAAGCTTGAAGCCGTTGAAGACATCACTCAAGTCGCCTTTGATCCTTCTATCACCACCACGTCAGGCAGAGATGCCGAAGAAGGAGCTATTATTAACTACATGTCTCTCCGTAAAGCTAAGAGAATCTTCGGTGAAGACATTGTGGGATTAGACTATCCCCATACAGCTCCACAGATTTGCGTATGTGCTCCTCAGTGGCCTGTAAAGCTTAATGCCATTCAGGTTGTCAACTACTACTATAAGGAAGATGACGGTAAGGTAGCCTTCGCCCAGATTTGCGGTAATAAGGTCGTAAAGCATATAGTACTTCCGATTGACATCATCCCGATTATCCGTATGACAGGATATAAGGTTAAGGATGTATCCCGAAAGATTGACTATATTGGAATCGTCCGTGCATCTTATAGCGTACAGCTTGGAGCTAATCTTGGCTATAGTACTTTATTAGATAGGTTGAACCGTAGTCCGAAAGCTAATTTCCTCATGCCCTACGATGCAATCGATGGATTGGAAGATTATTACGCTAAGGCAGGAACAGGCGAAGATCTTCTCTATCTGTATAAGGGCAACGTGGTTCCGACCTTGATTAAGGAATCTTACGAGACTACAGACGTGATGAACACTGTCAACAGCTCTCTGAACCTGATGTCCAATATTCTGGGTATTCCTATTACTGGAGTAAACGGATTCCCCACGGAGAAGACAGCCA